CGGCAGAATATGCTACACGGCAGCAATAGCCCTGCTGGGTGGCATAGTCAAAGAACTCCTGCTGTTCTGGCGTCATCTTGTTCTTGCCGAACTTCATCTCAATGAACAAGCCGTGAAATTTGTCAGTCGGCAATGGGAGCATCAAATCTGGAACTCCTCGCTTCACGCCTTCGGCTACCATCTTGCCAGCCGTGGCTTTAGTACGGTAGCCCCCGTTCGGAATGGCAAACATCCAGCGCAATTCTGGGCGGTAGCGTGTCCACAAGAATAACTTATATTGCTCATCATGTTCGGTCATAACATCTCCTTTCACACTAATGGCAATTGAACTTTGCCTACTCGCTCTTGTGCCAATTGCAGGTAATTATAATTCAGGTCGATGCCAATGCCCCTTCTGCCGAGACTATTCGCCACAGCCACAGTCGTTCCCGAACCAGCAAAGGGGTCAAATACAATTCCGCCCTCAGGACATCCAGCTAATATGCACGGCGTTATCAGTTCTGGCGGGTATGTGGCGAAGTGTGCGCCCTTATAGGGCTTGGTTGTAACAGTCCACACCGAGCGCTTATTGCGAACTGGAATTTTCCCCTGAGCTATAATTGAATTGGCTTTTTCAAATGCAGCCGCCTGTGCTTCTGACGACATTGAATAATTAAATTTATTTATTTTCACATTTGGGTCGTTTTTATCCGCAGACCTATACCCATATCTTACTACGGTGCTTTCTGCCGATGGTTCGGCAATTGCCTCATAATCATAATAATAGCGTGGCGATTTACTCAGTAGGAAAATATATTCATGCGCCTTTGTGCATCTATCTTTTACGCTCTCTGGCATCGGATTGGGTTTGTGCCAGATTATATCCTGCCTGAGATACCAGCCGTCATCACGCAACGCAAATGCTACCATCCAGGGGATGCCGATAAGGTCTTTGTCTTTGAGACCAACAGACCGCATAACCTTTGTGTTTCGGGTTACAGACTTGCCTTTTTCGATGATATTTGCGGGTTCACTCTTACCTCCAACTCTCAGACTATCTGGAACGCTTTTGCAGTCTTTATACGATGAATAACTGTCGCCCAAGTTTAACCAAACTACGCCGTCATCTCTCAGCACCCGCCATAACTCCCTGAACACCTGCACAATGTCATTGACATATTCTGCTGGAGTCTGCTCTAAGCCGATTTGCTGGTCAATGCGAACGGCGCCACACTTAGCGCAAATATCACGATAAACGCCACCCCTGCCAAGCGGTAGTGTTCTATCACTTCGGTCGCCACCGTCTGGTCTTTGAGGGTTGTGGTCGCAATTTGGGTCGCCACCTTCCCAGCGAGCAGTTCCGTAGTCCCTTAGCCCATAGTAAGGCGGACTGGTAACGATACAATTCACGCTACCATCCGCCAATGGAATTTGTCTTGCGTCTGCGTTGATTAACAAATTCATTTATGCACCTCCTTCACAAGATATTCTCTCATCATGCTCGGTCATGCAATACCATTCCATTCATATTTTTCAAAATGCCCCTCATTCCAAGCAGCATTAAAATCAATCTGATAATCTTGCAAAGTAGTGGCTAACTTTTTCGCTGCAATAAAGGTTCCTCTCATTATATTTTCTATTTTACTAATTTCTTCTGTATCCTCGAAACTCAAATGTAAATCAACTTCAACTACTGCTTTACAGTACTTATAATCAGACTTACCATCAAACGATAAATATACTTCTATGACCGCATCCTCTATTACCAGAGATATACACAACAGATAGCCGCCATCCTCTATTCGTCCAGAAGTCGGAATTAATTGTTTTTCAACAATTTTTCTGCATAATTCTGTAAATTCTTTATAGCTTATGATTTTCATTTTTCACCTCTTTTATCAAAGCAATCACATTCACCACGATCGCTACAATCGCAATGAGCAGTGTCAAGCCAGCTGCTAAGTCGAGTAAGGTTATGGGTTCAGCATACATAATTCATTCTCGCTAATTTTAGATGGGACAGGAGACCACAAAGCATTTTCAAATTTTATCCAAGTATTTAATGTAAAAGAACGGAATGCTCCACTATGCCACATTCCGATATCGTAATGATAAGAACTTTCATCACCTATTTTAATCTTGGTCACAATGACACATAATTGACCATTGTCTGGTTTTCTGTCTTTAATCAAAATCCATTCTGGCTCATTGACGCGGTTATTCCACCTTTCAATAGCTTCATTTTTTGAGCTTACATCATCGGCTATCATCAATACCTGACATCCATGACAAACCACAGTATATTCGCCAACATTCTCTTCAATCATATTGACTTCACTCCCACAAATTGGACATGGCTTTAGTTCAATATCTTTTTCCATATTTTGCCTTCCCTACCTCTACCCATCCATCGTCAGAATAATTATCATAGCCCAAAAGTTGTCGCATTAATCCAGAAATTTCATCAAGTATCCCTTTTTTCTCTGGCGAATCTACAACATGGCGATGCGGGTTTCTGTCTTCTAATATTTCTTTCTTAACTAATTCTCTGTATCGTTTTGCCAACTTCAATATTTCCTGTGCTATTTGTTCCTCATTCATTTTTCACCTTCCTTCCTCTGACTCATTGCCAGAAATATCCCAAATCCAGAACGCATTGTAAATATTTGCCATTTTTTTACAAAGTTCTTCCTGAACTGAAAGTTTTTCTATTGGCTTGTTGTTAAGATTAACCTGCCAATATAGTAGCGCATGCAAGATTTCGTGTGCAACCAAGCCCAAATTATAATTGTCTTCCAGCAACACAATTTCACCGAGCAATGTTCTGACTGTATGACGCCGTCCTTTCTGATTGAGCACCAGCTTCGGCTCATAGGAGTGAAAGAAAGCCTCGTAATCCTGTTCAATCAGCACATCTTTCTCTGGTATGAGATGTTTGAAAACATTCTCATCATCATACACCTTGAATAGCAGGTCGAACTTTGTATCTGGAACGGGTGTGCGCAATTTCCTCACCTATAAACCTCCACGAAAGTTGGGTAGCCAGGCACTCTGCGCAATTCAAGACTTCTGTCTGGCTCGTCTTCCCTGAACTTTTCCCAAGTCAGCACAAAGCTCTTGGTATTATCCTGCATAGTCTTTGCTTCTTTCAGGAACATAATCATATCGGCATTATACATAATGCGCCTTGAGCCAGCCAGTCCAGCCTGTCCCTGGATGGCACCCGTGATAGAGGCTTTGTTCAAATCATGGACGGCAATGATGGCGATGTCCAGCTCTTTGGCAATGGAGTGCATCCTGTCAGAAACGATAGCCGATCTCTCATTGGCATCCTCAGAATAGCCGTCCTTGAGCAGAGCTAAATAATCCACAATCGCCCACTCAACCCCGTGCTTGACTTGTAGTTTAGCAATGTCAGCCCGAATGCCCATCGTTGTCCAGTTAGAATAGTCAGAGATAAAGACGGGAAGAGTTGATAGCTGCTCGGTTGTCTGCGTGAAACGTTCTACATCATCGTCTTCCAGCTTACCAGAGCGCAACTTATAAGCTTGCACTCTGGACTCATAGGCTATAACCCTGCGCACTGTAGCAAGGGCGCTCATTTCCAGCTCATAGATGACGCCTGGGTGTGGGTTCTGCCCGCTTGCGCCCTTTGCCATACCGACACCAAGCTGGACAGCAAGGGCACTCTTGCCTGCACCTGGCTCGCCTGCCAATATGGCGACTTCTTTCTTTTGCAAGCCCCGTGTAATCTTGTCAAAGGTTGGCATCCCCGTTGCCATCCCATAAATCTCTTTGGGATTAGCCATAGCACTTGATACTTCATCGAACAGCTGGTTAAGTACATGGGAGATCGGCTTAGCGCCTTCGCCTATATTCACATTAGACACAAGCGACTCAACTGTCTCGCTCACCGCCTCAAGGACATCCTTACTCTCATCAAAGGCGGCCTGCGCCAGCGTCTGGGATTTGATAATTATCTTACGGCGGTTGGATTTGTCCTTGACTATATCGGCATAGGTCTGGGCATTCAGGGATGAGGGCACATCATTCGCCAGCCCAGCCAGATAATCAAAGCCGCCCACCTCGTCCAGCTTGTTCATGCTTTGCAGTGCATTCATCACCGAAACCACATCGACATTGATACCTTGCAAGTCAAGCGCAATCATTGCAGAATAAATCGCACCATTGTTCTTTTCATAGAAATCGCTGGGCATCAGGTCAATCTGGCTAAGTTCCTCAGGATTGATCAGCAATGCACCCAATAAAGCGCGCTCAGCCTTTGCTGAATGTGGCAGCTGGATTTCGGTCATAGCGCCACCATCTTACACATAATGTATTCCCACAAGCTCACCATTTTCATACACCTCCTCCAATTTTCTACCATCACCATCTCTGCGCAATCGAGTTGTTCTCGCGCTCTTTTGCTTACCTGTTTTAGGCTTCTTAAAGTTCAGCGCATAGTTCTCGGTGCTCTCCATTCTGGTAATTGTATAACCGCTGGCTTTCTGTTCTCTGATAGACTGCCGATATTCTTCAGGTGTAAGTCCAGCCTTAATAAATTTATGTATCAATTCGAGTGTTTTGTTATAGGGCATTATACGCATACCCATTTCCTGTTCAAAGACACTAATATAAGCATTCACTTGTGGGTCTCCATTGACATATTCGTCAACTCCACCATCATCCAAACTTTTTTCTGGGCTTGAGCCTATATATATATCTTTGGTATTCTTTGGTATAGGTGATGCAAGATTTGCATCATCCATCTCGCAAGATTTGCATGATGGGCTTGTGATTAAGTCGTTGAGCTTATCATAGTTTATGGTGTACCAGAGAGTTCTATCATAGCCAGCCTGATTGTAATTGGCTGTTTCAACGACCCCTAAATCACGCAGGTTTTTCAGGATGGTATAGATGGTGCGCTCGCTAAAGCAGGGGAAGTTATCCTGCCACTCTTTGATTGTGTTATAAACCCACCAGCGTCCATCTTGGAAGTGGTCTGCGTCTTTTCTTTCCTCGAAGACATTGAGCCAGTAATCAATTTGATTTAGCACAATTGCTTCGTTCAACCCAATTCTCATGGCCAGATCCATTGAGAATATTCTTGCTGATTTACCATAGGTTAATACAATATTCATTTTTCCTTCACAATGAAAGTTTTACCAGCAACAAATTGATTTATTGCTAATGCAAGCGTTGAAATGTCCTTTAGATATTCCGCCCGTACTTCTCGTTTCATTTCCACCCAAACATATTTGAATTTCCGCCTATTCTCCATACTTCCTATGGCATCATAAAGTTTCAAAGTAAAATCCGCAAACTCAATCTCGATAAAATTATGGTCAAGTTTTAGCGGTGAAGCCGAATATGGCGAAAAACCTATATCTAATTCGTCAGCTTTTATCGCTGAGAAATTAGTCAGTTCTTTAATTGACGGTTCTTTGAATTTGAAAATATCAAACTCTTGATTTCCTTCTGTAAAATCTATGTTCATTTGCGCTCCTTCCTGCCCGCATATAAAGCCTACTGGCGGGCTCTTATATTAGATTATACTTGGCTGACCTTCATTGACCCTGCTCACAACCTTATCCAATTCTTGCTTGGCAATGGGGTCAATCTGAAAGTTCACTGGGTCAGGGTTGAGCCAATCAAGGATAGCCACAATCAGACTCGGTTCAGCCTTGCTCAGGTGTTGCTCGCCTGTTAGGAACTGTTTTACTTTGGCACTCGTACCAGGGATGGTCTTGTCAACATTATCATCAATCAATCGTGAGGCGAATGAAAGCTGTTTA